GTGGCCGCGGCCATGCAGACGGAATAGCTTCTGTGCACTTTCGGGGACATAATCGCTATAGGTCTTGCTATCCTGGCCGATAAACCAGCCTGCCACCGCTTCGCGGGTTGAGGAGCCAAGCATCATTCCGGGCCCATAATCATTGGTGGTATCCAGCTGAATGCCGGCGATGAGACCCACTAGTGGCTTGCCAACAAGCGAATCATCTTGTACCTTTTGTTCAAATGTCTCACCAAGCCACCAATCCTTTTCGGCGCTGGTGGGATAAAAACTGCCGGCAGTTCTTAATTGGGGGTTTGTGTTGAACACTTTGCGAATAAAGTTTTCTGAGTCGTCGCTAAAGTTAAACGTAACTTTCTCGCTAGCTGACGTAGAGCCACTAATAACTGCCGTGAAATTACCCGTTGCGTCTGAAGTTATGAGCGTGCACGTACCCTGGGATGTCCCAGTTGTTCCATCGTATGGCTTTGTGCCGACGGTTGCAGGCTTGGCGGCGATCCATTCGTCCCACCCGGTGCCCCACACTGTTCCTGAAAGCTCTACACCACCGTCGTCATTGTACCAAATTGCTGCTAATTGAAAGCTCATAGGCGTTGTTGAGCCGGTCGGTGCGGCACTGCCGGATTCTGCAATCCACAGGCCGAATGTGCCACCCTTTGAGTCGCCCATCTGATTGTCCGTCTTCCAGCCTGCTTTCGCGGCGGTAGAACCATCTTGCTCTGGGCTTTGTGTCCCCAGCAATCTAACATATGTTAAGGGCGCCACGTTGGCGTTTAGGAACGCCTTGGCCGCGTACGTACCATACATTGGAGCTTGTAGCTCATTGCCATTACGATATACATCGCCGCCGGCACCGCCGGGAACTGTGTCGCCAAAAACTTCCACAAATTCCGAGTATGATTGTACTTTTACTGGCTGTAGTCCAAGGCCGCGCTTGGCGCGCCCGATAACCACTGGTCCGATTGCCTCGGCGGATTTTGGTATGAAAGAATTATCAATTTCATTAATAAAAACCCCCGGAGATACAAACTTAAAATCTTTTACTGACATATTGTTGGCCCTTCCTTCTTAAAACAAACGGATTAAATTGTTTCTGTCATTCACACTTAAATAGTATTTGGCAACTCAAAAGTCTCTAAAAGTCCTGAAGTAAAACGAATATTGTCCATTTACTTCAGGAACTGCCGATGTGGCTTCATTAGAACAAGGATTCGTCGTCAAATACTGCTCCCCCAAAAATAGCGTCTGGGTCGACCGTGCTCTCTACGGGGTATGATATCTCAACAAAGTTTTCGTCTATCCTAACTATGGGGCGATCATCGTTTTCGCCTTCTCCTATTAAATAGCCCAAAACCCTGATGGTAAGTTCGGTGCTAAACATACGAGTGTCCTCGTCTAAGTTATTAACATTGTTGCCGTGAGTGAAGTTCTGATCGATAAAGGCTTCATACATGTGCCTGTTTCTTCGCATAACAAACGAATTTATTTGGCCGGTTCTGGCTATAAAGGGGGTCATTAGCTGGTTCATTTGTTGCTGATATTCTGTTTTAATGACTATTTTATATTCTACATTAATATATATGGGGATAGGTATTGACAACGACTGAATAACGATCTTTTTGTTTGTTCTTGGAAAATATCGTTGAAGTTTTCCACTATTATTCGTGCGCGTACCAGCGGCGACTGCAAAGTTTCTAGTTTTGTCTGGTTTTATTCTCTTGGCTAGCACAATTCGCCCTGTTCTGCCGTTTTTGTCCGTTGAATAGGTCTGTGCCTGGTAAGCTCCCTTGCGTGCGGGGTCCTTGGCAATGCTAGTTCTCTCAATACTCAGTAAAGGCAGCTTAAGGGCGCCGGCTTCATCTCTTAGCGATTTATCGTTTTTAATTTGATATGCACGCTCAGGAGTTTGCCACAAAACCGGAACTTTGATAAATCCTTCGTTTGTTTTAGCACTTAAATTCAAATCTTCTTTTAACCAAGAAACCATAGCATAATCTATTGTTTCAATTGTTGATGCCAGGATACCCAATTCTTTAAGGGTGTCCGGATCCGCGTTGGTAGGCAACATTGCAAAGTCAAAATCATCAGGTAGCATCGAATAGTCCCTTTCTTGCTCTTCTGCATCTTGCAGAAATTTCAAAACCGTAGTCAACTTGACCAAAAAGCTTTCTTGCTTCCGTCAATTTAACTATCTCGTAATAATAACTACCATAAAGAACAAAATCTCCCTCACGAACATACATGTCTTGATCTTCTTGCAGTCGTCTTTCGTGGAAATGTACATTAATTTCCCAAGTTTTATCAATACCCACATTATCAAGGTAATCGGTAGCAAAGTCAGTAAATTCGACCATTGCGTAAACGCGAATGGGAGGCAAATACGTTTTTTCTATTGCTTCGCCATAAAGGTCGTGAAAATCGGTTGTTTCCATGTCAATAGGGTAGTAAAGAATTTGTTGACCAATAACTTTTTCAATTAATTCGTCATTTACCTGTTTTACTAGGTCTCTTTCTTTCTTTCCTAGAAAAAGTGGTGGCGGGGCTTTGGCGGGTCTATTCCATTCATTTGCCATAACTCATCATCCTACAAATATTGGTAAAGGAGAACCCTTGTATGTCTTTTCAACCGCCTCTGTCGTCTCTGAATCGTATTTAACAAGTTCTTTGTATTCCACTTCTTTCAACATCTCTACTAGCTTGTCTTTAAGCTGTGTTTGTTCTTCTTTTGCTTGCGATAGAAGCTCCGAGTGGTTTAGTGTGACACTTTCTCCGGGAATTGGGATTGTGGTAAATTTTCCACGAATCTGGCCTAACATCTCCTTACAAAGAGCTAAGGCATACTTTCTAATCCACTGTTTGCCCATAGAATTTATATTTTTATATGGTATATTATCAAATGGAATTGTGTTTAGGTTATTTATTCCCTGTGTGCCATCCGTGTATCCCGTATTTTGCTCCCACGCATTTTGATCATCAACATAAAATCGTATCCACATTCGATCAAGATCGCTAAAGTTCCAATAACCAGGATCTGGGTATAATCTGAGCTTGTTATCTATTAGTTCATACGACCAGTGTGAGGTTCGCGTATATAGCGAATCTTCGTACATGATCGCTTGCATTTTGTTCTGCCACGTGGGAATAATTTCAAATGATGAATCATCTGCAAATTGTCCATATGTCGACATGTTTCCAACAACGCCGACGCCGCCATAATATCCATAAAATCTCCATACGGCACGGGGTGTCCTATAAAACACCTGTGTAATAACGACTCGCTTGCTGTCAACTTTACCGGCAAAAGGCACGGCAGCGCCGGAATCGTCGAGGCCAGAAGAAGATGCATCCTCGATTATTTGCTGTACGTCATAATCTTGTTTATTTGATGTAGGTTTAAAGGAAGCCGAATATTGCGGAATAGTGCCACCTAGGCCTGTAGACGCTATCATTGAATCGCCAACTTTCTTGCCATAGCCGACCTGAAATCTTGGATATCTAAGATTAACGCTATCGGGGCCTGTTATGAGACCTTTGTGATCAAATGTGCCTGTGGTGTTTCCCAAGACACTTGATAGGACATTCTTTCCTTGATGTAAATTAACTATGTAGGAATATTCTAAAACTGCCTCTTCATAGGCTGCATAGACCTGATTCGCTGTAATCTCGATGTCAACGACATCGCCGCCGAGCTTCTTGTATACATAAGCAACCTGCGACGAGGCGCCGCTAATAAAGCCGGCGGATCCAGTATATATTCCAAAAGGCAACGAACCTGTGACTAAATCCGTGCTTCCAGTTGATGTGAGCACAATTGCGCTGGTTTGTGATTTTGGACTTAAGTTCGTTGGCACACAGATGACCCTCCTGCTAAGTAAATAGTTTAAAAAACACAAAGCTCAATCATATGTTGAGCTTCGTTTTGATTAATCAATAAATTTATTACTTTTTCTTAGTGGTGGCTGTTTTTCGTGTGCTTCTTTTCTTGCTATTCTTCTTGGGCGGAACGGATACTGTTTCTTCAACAGCAACTTTCTTTGCAACTTTCTGAACAATCTCTTCCAAATTTGGTTCCACGACGGGAGCTACGATAGGGGGGGTTGTGCTGGCTTTCTTGGCAGCGTCACGCCTTCTGAGCATTAGTCTTCTTCTTGGGTGCATGATACATTCTCCTTTAAAGTAAGTAGTTTCATAATACCAAAAACGAAAATCTCAAAAATTGTAGGCGAAAAAAATTTGGCAGATCGACATTTTTGAGTTTTGATCTCCAAAAGAAAAGCCCCCTCCGAAGAGGGGGCAAAACTTTAAAGGTTTATTTTATAATTTAATGACTCTGAATTTAATCAATACTTAGCCAAACAACGACATTGTCTGTATCACCATTATTGACCATCAATGTGCCAATTACCTGATGAGCCAAGTCAGCATCGCCTGTGACAACACCGATACCCATGCATGCACCCGCGTTATCATCTGAACGGATAACAAGACCGCCCAATTCTTCGGTGGCGCCGGTGGGGTTAATATCTAGCAGTACCGAACAAGGACCAGCAATCTGAACCCAGCCGTAATAATCCGCTGTCATATCCATAACGGTAATACCAATGACAGGACCAGTAAATGTGGTAGGTCCCACAACAAGGTCATTATATGTAGCTGTGATTAGATCAGCCTTACTGGATGTGGTTAATGCAGTTACTACCTTATCATATAGATTAAGCGTGCAAGTGGTGGATACGCCGGCATCTACGGCATCGTGACCCTTGATCCTCAAAAGCTGACCCTGGCCTGCGACATCATTAATATGAATATAACCTTCTGCATACAGATCCTCTGCAGCATCAGTGTCACCACCAAATGTCACAGCAACCGACGTTGCACCAGCGGCAGCAGCAGCTTGCACAGCCATGTCGCGGTGATTAGCGTTATAAAGCGCTGCGGCTTGTAAAGTCTTGCCGGCAGTAACGCCGCTCGCACCGATTCCTGCATAGCGAAACACCCTATCGCCATAGAACAGCAACGTCCCGAAGTCAAAAAGCTGTGTTGAAGACTCCTGGAAAGGATCAGCAACTGCTTCTCCGGTGCCATTTTTGCCGAAAATAAGCTTCGTTGGTCCTTGAGCGCCGGCGGCGCCTGCGGATTTGCCAATTGACGAATTTAAGTTAATCTCTCTTTTTAAGTTTTGAATTAGTGCTTGGGTTCTCGCCAAGCCTACTCTTTTACTTCCCATAATTTAAAACCCTCCATTTATGTGTTTATAATTTAGGTGAGACAAAAGATATACTCCTGCCTCACACATAAATAGTTCTTCACATAAAGAAGACCCCCGCCTTTTTCAAGGCGAGGGCTTTCTGTATCACGTTTAGCCGTGCTTTTTACCTAATATGTAACAAATGTTTATCTATTAGGATGTAGCTCCAGCCTCACCGACTAGTCCTCGTACGACAACTAGGCCATACATATCAGGACGTACCATCTTCTTCGCGTAACGAGTCATGACTCCCTTACGGGGCACGAAGTCTTCCGGGCCGAAGATAGTGGGTGTGGTCTGTAGTGGCACATACGGTGCATACACATATCCGCTTTCAAGGAAAGAGGAACCACGGCGACCAACGAGGACCACGTTGCGCAAGAAGTAAGGATCGACATAAACGTCCCACTTCTTGGTTAGTGAACCAACCTTGACCGCACCAATGGAACCACGCTCATCGTCACCAGTGACGGAAGCACGGAATCCAGCGGTGAACTCAAGAATGTTGGCAACTTCAGGTCCGCAGACGATGAAGTTAGCACCACCCCGTAGAGTCTTACGGTGAATTTGTGCAGACACGTCGTTAATGGT